AGAGACGAACTTATGTTCAGTAAGTTTGTAGGTAGATTAAGAAAAAGATTCAGTGGTCTATTCATTGATTTACTCAGAACACAATTGATACTCAAAAATATTGTGACTCCTGAGGACTTTGACAAGATGGCAGAGCACATACAGTTTGACTACAAGTATGACAACCACTTTGCAGAACTCAAAGATCATGAGTTGATGACTGAGCGTCTCAATATCATGGTTGCTATTGAACCATACATCGGCACATACTATTCAAGAGATTTTGTTAAACGTAAAGTTCTACGTCAGACAGATGAGGAGATAGAAGAGATGGCACAGGAGATGGAAGAAGAGAATGAGGCAGGTATAGGTGTGCCACTTGAGACGCAGAATCAAATGATGCAAGGTGCGATAGATGCAGAGGCACAAAGACAAGGTAACTTAGGTAAAAACAAATCTGAACCCTCTCTTGACAATAAGAAAAATGGAGGACGCACAGAAGCACCAGATATAGATATTAAAAAAGCAAAAATATGAAGATCTACTTTGATGGATGCTCCTTCACTAATGGAGGGTATCTTTTTGCAAGGTATGGAATTGATGATTGGAAGGAAAAAAGATGGTCTAAGTTATTAGCGAATAAATTAGGTGGAGAAGAATATAATTACTCAAGTAGTGGAGGATCTAATCAACGTATACTCAGAAACATTACAGTAAATCACGACATACGTGATTATGATCTTGCTGTAATTCTGATGACACGTTCTGAAAGAACTGAGTTTTTTCATAATGGAAAGTTTATACACGTATTGCCATCAAAACAAGATTATAAGAGTGAAGAAATATCTAAGTTCTGGGAGTCATATTATAAAAACATACATGATAGAAAATATGCAAAGACATATGAAGAGATGATTAGAAAATCAATCAAAGCAATATGCGAATCAAATAATGTTCCTTTAGTATTGATGAGTAATCGATGGACAAACGAGGGATCTTATGATTTAATAATTTCATGTAAGAAATATGGAAGAATAAGTCCTAATGATAAACATCCGAGTTTAGAGTCACAATCTATAATTGCTGATGATATTTACAACTTTATAAATATAACTAGCGTTTTATAATATTTGAATGGATTCTGCTGAATTTATCGACATGATCGCAAACGATGCTCCGTCTGCGGAAGTATCTGATGCTTTGAAACAAATGATGTTTGCAAAATCTGCTGAGTTTGTGGATGCTGCTGCACCTGAGGTTGCTAAAACTTTGTTTGGCGAACCTGAGGAAGGCGATCCCTTACCAGAGGTGGGTGATGGTTTTGAAGAACCAGAAGCAAACGCTGAACTTGAACAAGAACCTGAACAGGAAGAAGAATGAGTGCATCACAACCACTATCATTAGTAACAGATTATGGTGAACTTAGCAGTGCTAACGCAACGTCTGCTGTAACCTCTGCTCAGACAGTGAAGACTGGTGTGCTTTACGTAGTCTGTTCGGAAGCAAAAGCAGGTGGACACATAGCAGTTTGCAATAGTGCAAACCAAGCAGGTGTTGGATCATTTCATGTAGCGAAGGGAGATTCATTCCTCTATCGTTATGGACATCCAGCTAAAGCACCAGTTTCTGCTATAAGTAAAGCGAGCAATGCAGTTATAACTATTGATCATACAGATACAAAATTACAGGTAGGTGACTTCGTTACCCTCTCTGGATCATCTGTAGGTACATACAATAGCACGATTGCACACAAAGAGATTACAGCGATTCAAAGACCACAAAGAGTCAATGAATTCAAAACAACTATCACAGTTGACGCTGACACATCATCTCTAGCAGATTTTACTGGTACAGCAACATTATCCAAGTCTGTCATATTCAGACTGGCACCCGAAACAGCATCGGGTTGTACGTTACACTTACATGAGGTAGGAATAGGATGAAGTTAATTTCAGAAGAAATAGAATCAGTCGATATTCTTACTGAGGAGAAAGACGGAAAGAAAACTCTTTATATTCAAGGTCCGTTCTTACAGGCAGAGATAGTAAATCGCAACAAACGTTGCTACCCTCTCTCTACTATGATGAACGAGGTAAAGAGATACAATGAAGCGTTCGTGTCTAAAGGACGTGCACTAGGAGAACTAGGGC